TACTATTTCGTCCTCAACACCAGTGCCACTACCTGTACCAACACCAGTGCCACTACCAGTGCCACTACCAGTGCCAGTGCCAGTTCCAGTGCCAGTGCCAGTTCCAGTGCTAGTTCCAGTGCCACCACTCGTGATGTCATCATCACCACCACTCTCATCACCCTCAGGATCACCCTCAAAGCAACAGTGCGTACGTTCGTAGCTATTAAAATAGTTAAGCCAAGGCTGCTCCTTAGAGTAACCGTCATTCCACATTGGTCTTTTAAATTCGTGTAACATTATTTACTCTATTGCTCCCCAACCGTTTGCCTCTATAAAAATTTACTTTATCTGGTAATCCCAGTTCTTTTCTTAAAGTGTCTAATCTTTTAATTGCACTACGTGTACCTCCAAAAGGACATATCACATCTACCAGCCAAAGGTTATTCCCACTATCCCAGTCTTTTGGTTGAATCTTTCTGGTTTTATTTTTATAACCTTCGTCAGCTTCTTTTGGAAACATTGCCCAGCTTGCATAACACAGCGGAACTTCTTCATCTATATATATTCTGTATTGGTTTAATTTTAGTGGCGGTATAACCAATCTCTGTATATCTTTCACATTCCAATTCTCATGTCTGTTAGACAATGATAATATAAGCAATACTTTTTCTAATTCACTTACCATTCTATTATACCATACTTTTTATTGTTATCCAAATTTAAATGTAGTAAAACTACGTTTTTTAGAAAGACCAGTAAGTTTTCTTTTTAGTTGGTGGTGAGTCTTCAAGGTCTGGATCATCTGGATGTGTTAGATGCCAAGACTCTTTCATGTAGTGGATAGCCATTGTCATTGCATCTACTTGGTCATCGTGAGCAGCATTGGGGAACCTAAGTAATTCCTCTACTAATTCATCTGACCACTTCTTTTTACTTGGTATCCACATTCTACCAGCCTCAATGATTGGAGAAGCTGAGTACACTCTGGATACCTTATCCCTGTCTGGTGTGTACTCCATTACAGGGAGACCACTCCTACGCATATCCTGTAACAAAGACTGTCCACTGGCTTTCTTCTCAACCATACACACATCTGGTCTATGCTCATCATACAGTTTCTGAGTAATCCTTCTTAGTTCTGGGTACTCAAACCTACCTCTAATGTTCCCTAGCAAGATTAAGTTAGGGGTTAAGTCTTCTAAACCATTATCATCTTGGTTATACATGGAGAATATACCCCATGTCTGGATAACACTGTAGTCAGCTGTAGTCCGTGTAGAGAAAGCAGTATCATATGTTTGAATTATAAAATCACAGCTAGGTGGTTCTTCATCATCCCAGTATTTCAACCATTTCTTCTTAATAATACCACCCTCTTCAGGTGTGGGGTCTTGCATGTAGAGAGCATTCCAGTATCTACTGCCATTGGAGGCTTTGATCTCACTCTCATCCATGCGTAAGACTTCATCGGACTTCCATTCGGGAAAGTAACTAGAGCCTACAGGTAAGTCAAGCAATTCTGCTGCTTCTTCGTCAACCCATGCAGGTATTCTAATTACTTCCCATGGGATTGTTTCAAACTCTCCCATATTCTCTTGTTGTTTTAACAACCAACCACAGAGATCATCATAGTGGTAGCGTGTATTAATAATTACTATAGCCCCATTGGGCATGATGCGGGTTCTAAGCCCCGCTGGATACCATTCCTTGATGTATCTCCTGCCTGAAGCACTAATGGCGTCCTCTTCAGACATCACATCATCCAGTATAGCTATGTGAGCACCACGTCCAGCTATCTGTGAACGCACACCAGCTGCATAGTAAGACCCATTGTGGTTTGTCTTCCACTTACCAGCAGCTCTGACGTCGCTTCTTAAAGAGACTCCTTTAAATATCTTCTCAAACTCTTCAGTACCCACCACATCACGGACAGACCTACCAAAATCACTGGACAATTGGTCACTATGGGAGACAGTCAGTATCTCATGTGCAGGATTTCTACCAATATACCAAGCTGGGAAGAGCTTAGAGCAGATAACAGACTTAGAAGACCGTGGTGGAAGAAAGACCATCAGTCGTTTTATCTTACCATTCTCTAAATCTTTTAATTTATTTGATATAACTTCAATATGACGACCCATCTTCCAGTCAGACACCATCATAGGTGCCATGACTTTGACGAATGTCAGGAAATCATCTTTACAGTCTTGTTCTATCTTAGTATCTAACAGTCCCTTTAAGTTAATGTAGGGTTGTAGGTACTCATTAGTATTCTCTAGTAACTCCATAGTTACTATTATACACTATATAATTCTATAGTACAACTATAAAGTTAAAATAAATATAAATAATATATATTAAAGTAACTTAATAGGCGCAGATCGTACTTTACAGCCGCAGCCATTTTTATTTTGATTAGAAGTCCGAGTTATTTTCTAAATATATGTCATAGGTGTTATATATATATATACATGCGGGTGCGTTTTTCCCCCTACCCCCACTACATAGTGCGACGATGTGTCACATAGGACTCCGTAGGAGTCCCTATCTAACTCTGTAGTAAAGTCTAAGTTCTTACGAAGACTTTACAAAGAGTTAGTAAGGAAACTTCAGCCAAACTGTTGCAAATTTGTCACAGTTACTACGTAAATCATCCCGAAGAGGGATGGTATGGCAGATTGGCTTACTACGTAAACTCTTGGCAAACCATGCTAAGTCGTTGTGATTGTTACACAATCCAACACATTGCACCATGTCAAGCACCAAAGGTGCCGTGACGAAATGCAAAGCATTTTGACGAGAGGCTTGACAAAGCAGAGACGATATACTAATTAATATCTTTAGTAGAGTATCTTACGATACTAAAGAGATTAATTAGATTATAACTACCAACCTCAACCAACGGAGTTTTACCATGAAGATCAACGACATAACCTACCTCCAAGCAGAGCTTGATATGGCAACTGATGGGCTGATTGCTTATCCCTCCACAGGAGGAACTGGAGTTGACTTGTACACCCAAAAAGGTTTTTACGTGTCAACTCATGACGATTGCGACGAAGTAAGATATCAGGTTTTTGGAAGTTAATTATTAGCCCTGTAGTAGAACATAGTGATACTACAGGGCGTTAATTAAGAAAGGTAATTGACATGACACTTGTTAGAAATACTATTCTATTAGCAGTTACGGTATTCGGAATGTTAGTAGCACTATTCTTAATAGTCAGCGGCATTCTATTGCCCTTTGATATTTATATATCAACATTGCTTATTGTTATAGGTGCTGTTATCATAACAGCTTGCATAGCTTGCCTAGACTACATTACATCTTACAAAGGATAATAACATGACTAATCGTATCACAAAGAAAACTTTACAGGCTAAATTAGATCAACTTAATGCTAAGTTGAAGTTGCATGAATCTTCTTATGTGAATTTAGATTATGCTGAATGCTATGGAGGTTATTGTTTGGTAAACTATAAAGGTTCACACCATGCAACACCACGCATGTCAGGTAAAGAGATGAATCAGTATCTCAATGGCGCATTGGATTGGATAACATGAGAATAAAATTGATGGCTAATTGATGCCCTTTAGTAGAACATAGTGATACTAAAGGGTATCTATTAGGTATGAATTATCTAGCCCACGCTGCTAGGGTGTAGCAGCATACAACGACCAAAGAGGTTACACATGTCTAAAGCATTTGACGTTTACCAAGATAAGAAATGGGTAGAAATAAAACAAAAGGAAAAGGGTGATAACAGCCTATTCAAGGCTGCTGTAGAGGCTGGCAACGCTATCAGAATACGTGGCTTGGCAAAGAACGGTAACGAGTTTTTCAAAGTCATTAAGAACGCTGATGCCTTACCTGAAGGCACCGCAACATCACAGAGGGCAAACTAATGCAACTTATTAACAAAACCGGACTAGGTAAATCAACTAAGGCACGTCTAGTACAAAACAGGTATGGCTTTAGCCTTGGGAAAAGTTTCTTAGGCATTCACTTCAGAAAGCGTAGCCTATACATGAAAGTTTTTAATGCTAACAGGTTTGGTGAGACAGCTAACCCAGTGTTTAGTATTAAAAGTTAATTAATAAGCCCCGTAGTAGAGTTTTTACGATACTACGGGGCGTTAATTAAAGGAATTAGAATATGTTTGGCAACCATCAAAAAAGAATAGCAGCCTTTGCTTTGCAAAGTCCTGACCATACACGAGAGGTGATACTGTTTGTATCTTCTACTATTCAACAAAGATTTTACACAGTGCCTACTGTATTTAACTCTATGAAAAGTGAAGGTATTGAAAGTAAATACGCTTGGGGTAGTAAGGCTGATACCATAACATATGCTACTAAGCATAAGGCTGAACTGTATAAAACTATCCACGATAAGACCATGCCTTTAGCAGTTAAACTATTAAATGTAGCCGCTATTGATGGTATAGGTTTACCTAAAGCTGGATTTATATTACAACTATGTATAGGTGAGGCTGGATGTTTAGACGTTCACAACTTAAAAAGATTTGGACTTTCACCTAATACATTCAAACTACCAAAGAAACTAGGCTATGATACAGCTTTAAGAAAAGCTGAGTTGTGCTTGAAAACATTAGAAGATTTAGGTGGCTGTGAATACCTATGGGATAGCTGGTGCAATTTTATTGCTGACTTATATCCTAAAAGATATGATGATGGTGAGCATGTATCACGTTGCCATGTAACGTACTTAATGGGAGATTTAAACAATGAGACTGTATAGTGAAAGAGTTGGATAATGTTTATAGTACCGCACAAACAAGAGACAAAACAAATAGTTCTGGATCTTTTTAAAAAGAATTTGACTGCAAATCAAGTAGCAGTTGAAGCCAATAGATTATGTAGGGGTAAATTAAAAACTTTACTTACAAAGAATGCTGTAATAGGTATTAAGAAAAGGGCTGGTATGTGTATACCAAACAATAGAGAATATGTTTATCCTCAAAGAATAAATAATTATTATGATAAGTCATTGGCTTTCAATGAAAAGATTGAGAGAGTACCATACAAACAAAAGGTTAAGGCTAGATTAATTGCAGCACTAAGATAAGGAAAGAGAGGTAATAAGATGACGTGGGTTATTGTTCAAGAATGTGAATATTGTGCTGGACAAGGTGAATTATATGGGTATACTACAAAACCTGATATGTGCAATGAATGTGAGGGTGTAGGTGAAGTACAGTGGTATGAATCCAACTATCATTATGATACAGTTGAAGAAGTTGAAGATGATTTCTTCAATACTATTAGTATAACACTGAAAGATGGAGATGACCGATGACTGATAGAATAACTTTTGTAGAAAAAGAAATAAGAGGACATGAAATTAAAATCATGTGGAATAAAAAAACTTTAAGGTCAGTAAGTACGTATGTAGATAATGAAGAACGACCTTTTATTTTAACAGCAACAAGGTATGAGCTAGGCCCAGATACAGCTTTTGATATAGCCATGAGCCAGCTTAAAACAACTGAGGAATTACTACTAATTTAAGTTACTTAGTAGAGTATCTTACGATACTAAGTTACTTTAATTAGAAGATATAAGGACGAATACAATGAGAAGTACAATGTACAGCGTAAGTTCTATTGTTATATCTAAAACAGACATGGAAACATTTGGAATAATAAATGTAGAAGTAACAACATCTGATGGAGAGAAACTTAAACTCACATGCTTCCATGACAATGATGCACCTATTACCCTAGAAACAGGAGAATGAATATGTTTGACCATGATAAACTAAACTTTCAAGTAGAGAAATTTACCCTAGCTCAAGACATACCAGCCCACAGTCCAGCAGGTATGGGCATTTATGATATTCCAAACGACATTGGTGTAGGTCTGCGTCGTGTAGATACTATGGAGCCACTGGCTATTGTATCAGATAGCTATGAGCCTACGCAGTATCTTACTATTGTAGATCAGATCGAAGAGGCACTCAACCTAGCGGGGCTGGACCTGACTGATGCTGAATTTACTACCAACACCTACGACAGCGGTGCAAGGATGGAGTTGATTGCCAAGTTCCCTGCCCATGCAAAGGACATAGATGGATTAGGTCCAGTGGTGCCACAGTTTGTCTTCCGCACCAGCCATAACAGGACATGGGCAAACAACGGTATGATGGGCCTCTTCAGGACATTCTGTTTCAACACCTTAGTCAGTGGTGATAAGCTGGCCTATGTGTACGGTAGGCACACCAAGGGCTTCAATGTTACGTCATTTGGTGCCAAGATCAGGGCAGCATCTGAGTATGTCTCTGGTGAGGGGCTGACAAAGATGAAGGGATGGTACAATACTGAGCTTAGTAGAGATGATGCTATATCATTATTTAGTAATACATTAGCCAAGAAGATTAATAATATTAAGCGTAAGAATGTACCAAATAAAGTTGTGCTATCTAATCTTATGAAAACTTTTGACAATGAGAACCGTCACGTACATGGCAAGGGATTGTATGAGAAGTATGGTACACAAATGAAGGGATCACTATGGACAGCCTATCAAGCTGCTACTGGGTGGTCCACTCATACCTCCAGCGTCATCCACCTCGCCGCTAAAAAGGCTGGTGATCACAACAAAAGGGTGTTTCGTGAAGATGCTGTAAAGAAAATGTTAGTATCACCTGCTTGGTTAGAGTTGGAGGCTGCATAATTATAGTTGCATTGTGATTATACATGTGATATAATGTAGAAAAGGAGATAGTAAGTTATGTACTTTAATTACTACAACCATGAAGATATACCTGAAGAACTACAAGAGTATGTTATATCTTCTTTAGTATTTTCTGGATATACTGTAAGTAGTATAGCTGAAGTAAGTATAGTAGATATCAATGGGTTCTTAAATATGAATGAAGAAATGAGTAAAGATTAATGAGTATAATAGAAGGAAAGGTGTGGGGGACAACGATCCCCCTCATCCAACGCCCTCAAATAGAATTGCATTCTATCTTTATTTATGCTGGAGGGCATTGCTCTAAGCATCGCCACCAGTCAAAGATAAATGCTTTCTATGTTGAGGACGGTGAGTTAGAAATACACAGGTGGAAAGACTATGACTTAGTAGATGTTACAGTTCTATACGCTGAAGACGTAGCAATAGTTCCTGCGGGAGAGTATCATATGTTTAGAGCTAGGCGTGATACTAAAGCACTAGAAGTTTATTGGTCTGAGCTATCACTCAATGATATTGAAAGAGATATTGTAGGTGGGATGTCTAAAGAATTTGATCTCTTTCCTGAAGCCATCGGGGATATTTTTGGAGTAAACGTAGAGGGTAAAGATGTCTAATATACTAGAGATTAAGAGAGTTGCAAGCGTTCCTACTTTGGTAGCAACTGCTGACTATGATCGTCTTGATTTTTCAGAGAAGCTAAAGTTTCTTATTAAGACACGCACAGTAATTGAAAAAGAAATCAGTTGGGTTGAAAAAGATTTACAAAAGTTTGTTAGTAAACGTAAGTTTTAAACTAAAATGTTTATAATAGTTCAAGACATTTTAAATGAAAAATGTGTAGACATAAAAGAGTTTAATTGCTTTGATCTATTAACAACACCTACTGGAATGCCTCTTAAGTTTGATACTGAAGGAGAAGCTATAAAATTTCTACACTCTCTAGGGATTGATGATAGTGTAGTCTTTGAGGAAGGATGTGTTAGAATTGACAGAGTTCACTGAAGAATACAATGGGTATGTGGCTGTCCTACATAAAAATATAGCTACACTAAAGTCACAAGTAAGAGAGCTGACTGATGCTAATAAACAACTTAGGAAAGAATTGTCTATTGCAAAGCAGGGTAGCACTCCAAATAAGCTATGGGCTGAGTTAAGTGATGGCAGAGATACATAACTTTTACTCTCACTGGAAAAAGAAACAAGAGTCCTTAAGAAAATCTCTTGGATATCCTGCTGATCTATGGTATACTATGTTAGACAATGGGTATGAACCTACAAACGAGGAAGAAGTAGAAAAGTTTTTAGAAGATATGATGGATAATGAGTAAGAATTTTTGGCAGAAGGAACGGTCATCTCTATTGAGAGGACTTGTTCGCCAGTACAAAGAAGAAGGTTATGATATTAAAGAAGCTAGGAAACTAGCTAACATTGAGATCAATGAGATCATGGAAGACAAAGAAGATTTTGTCAGCAACCTATGGGATGAAACCTTCGAAGATGTATAACATAGTATACAGCGGTGCAGACGCCAAGAGTAACATCTTGAAAAGCTACAGGACTAGACGTGAAGCACAACAAGAGCTTGACGACAGGCAGGGGTTGTGCTATATGCTGAGACTATCAGACCATGAGACGTATTCAATTGCAAAAGGATATTCCAATGCAGCCCGAAGAACAAGGAAGAAAGGGGCCGTGTCCCAAGTGTGATTCTTCTGACGCCAACCATCACTACAACGATGGACACACCTACTGCTTTAGCTGTAAAACTTATCAACACTCAAAGGAAGTCACGACCATGGCTACTAAACTACCAATACAACAGGCTACTGAACTAACATCCAGCAAGATGGCTGAGTATAATGATATCTCAGATCGTAAAATACTTAGAGATACAGCCAAGAAGTACGGCACCCTCACAAAAAAGAAGGGGTCCATGACAACCCACCATGTCTATCAGTACTTTGATACGAATGGTAATCATATCTGTAATAAGGTACGTGACACAGCCAACAAAAAGTTCTGGTCTGAAGGACAGATGACCAGTGCTGGCCTCTTTGGTCAGAATGTGTTCACACAGAAGGGTAAGTTCATTACCGTTTGTGAGGGTGAGGTAGATGCTATGTCTGCCTATCAAATGATGGGGTCTAAGTGGCCTGTCGTTTCCCTGAAGAATGGTGCAGCTTCAGCGGTATCTAATTGTAAGCAATCCTTTGAGTACCTAAATCAGTTTGAGCAGGTAGTCTTATGCTTTGACAACGACAAGGCTGGTAAGCAAGCAGCCGCAGATGTAGCTGAAATCTTTGAGCCTAACAAATGTAAGATCATGAACCTAGACTTGAAGGATGCCAACGAATATCTCAAGGTGGGTAAGTCAGAAGACTTCATGACTGCATGGTGGGGTGCTAAGTCCTTCACCCCTGCTGGGATTGTCAACCTGCATGATCTAGGGGATAGTCTGTACGATGAGAGCTACTGCGAGACTTGTCTCTACCCTTGGTCACAGATGAATGAGAAGACCTATGGCATGAGGACGGGTGAGCTAGTGACGTTCACCAGTGGTGCAGGTATGGGTAAGTCCAGTATCATGCGTGAGCTAATGCACCACCTACTTATGAATACCAAAGATAACATTGGTATCTTGGCAATGGAAGAAAGCATACGTAACACAGCCTTTAATATCATGTCAGTGGAGGCCAATGCTAGGCTCTATATCAAAGAAGTACGTGATCAATATACCAAAGAACAACTACGTGAGTGGCAAGATAAAACTATAGGTAGCAAGAGGTTCTTTGCCTTTGATCACTTTGGTTCTATCAGTAACGATGAAATCTTAGGCCGTGTTCGTTACATGGCAAAGGCATTAGGAACTAAATGGATTATCCTTGATCACCTATCTATCTTGGTATCGGGTCAGGAAGACAACGGTGATGAACGCAAGTCAATTGATATTCTAATGACTAAGCTACGTTCTCTAGTTGAAGAAACAAACATAGGCTTGCTGCTTGTGAGCCACCTACGTCGGCCAAGTGGTGATCGTGGGCATGAGGATGGCCGTGAGGTATCCTTGTCCCACCTTCGTGGGTCGGCCAGCATTGCACATCTATCTGACGCAGTGATTGCACTGGAGCGTAACCAACAGGCAGACGATGAGCAAGCAGCCAACACCACCACCATACGTATCTTAAAGAACAGGTACACTGGTGATACTGGTGTTGCTTGCTACTTGCATTATGATAAAGATACTGGTAGGATGACCCAGATTGATAATCCTTTTGCGGAGAATGAAGAATGAGTAAAGCTTGGAAAGTATATAGTCCTAAATTAAATAAATTTTATAAGAATAAAAACATGCAAGGACTTATTTGGGAAAGAAAAAGTGCTGCTAAAAGATGTAGAACAAGATTTATAAATGAATATAATCTTCCTAACGATGCTTTAGAAATTATTGAATATGATTTATCTGAAACCAAAAGATATAAACACGATCAAATGAATGAGCTATAAAGGAGGATGAGCAGTGGCGCACTCACCAAAAAAAACAAAAAAAGTAATGGTCAAAATACTTATAAAAAACGCTATGAAAAATTATGAGAAACAAAAACAGAACAGAATGGAGAAGAATAATGACTACGATGGGTAAACGTAAACCTTTTGACAGAGCTTTGTATGAAGTAGCTGACACTGATGCTAAGAAAGCTACCTTAAAGTATATTAAAGATATGAACTACACTACTATTGATACTACAGAACGAAAAGACTTTGATATTATTTGCAAGGCAGTAGAAGAAACACACCACCTCTATGAAGTGGAGGTTAAGTATTCTTGGAAGGGAGATTGGAACCCTAGTTGGAAAGAAGTACGTATCCCTTACCGCAAGAACCGCTTGCTACTTAAGTGGAAAGAGCAGTATCCTGATGCCCTCTTTACATTTATAGTATGGCGTAGCGATTGCAAACAGGCATGGCATATTGACGCAAATATTTTACTTGACTGCGAGGTAAAAGAAGTGTCTAATAGAAACATTAGAGAGGGAGAAAAGTTCTTCCACATTCCAGTGGAGGATGCTTGTCTCATTAAGGTAGACTAATGAAACCAATAGACGGTGAGCCATTACATAAATACTATGGGTGTGAAGAGTACAGTTGTAGATCAGCCTTTATTCATCATCAATCCGATGGTGCCTATACAGTAGAATGTTTTATAGATAATAAATTAGAAAAGCTGATAGTCATTAAAGATAAAAGTGAACATTATGTAGAAGATGCTGCTGAAAATTGGGTAACAGGAGTAGGTTTATAAAGAAATGACAACAGCTATAGTTGATATTGAAACAGATAGTTTGAATGCAACAAAGATACATTGTATCGTAGCAAGGAGTTATGAAGGTAATAAGATTAAGGCGTGGGTGGGACAGGAGTGTTCGGAGTTTGTTAGTTGGTCGCAGCAAATTGATACCTTTATTATGCACAATGGTATCAGCTTCGATGCTCCTGTCCTCAATCGTTTACTTGGATGTAATATAAAGCTTAGTCAAATAAGAGATACTCTCATTGAGTCTCAGCTTTATAATCCTATACGTGATGGTGGTCACTCTCTTGAAGCTTGGGGTAAGACCCTTGGCTTTGAGAAGGGTGACTTCCATGACTTTGCACACTACTCTCCTGAGATGTTGGAGTATTGTAAGCGTGACACAGAGGTTACCCGTCACGTAGCACAGGAGCTAGAGAAAGAAGGTAAAGCTTTTAACCCTAGAGCTTACGAGTTAGAGTGTAAGGTCAGAGCTATCTTAGATAAGCAGAAGAAGAATGGCTTTGCATTTAAGATACAAGAAGCTATGATCTTACAGGCTCAGTTGCAAGATGAGTTACATGGACTAGAACGTAAGGCAGAAGAAGACTTTGAACCAACTGAAGTAGTATTAAAGACTAAGACTAAATACATACCCTTCAATATAGCAAGTCGTAAGCAGATAGCTGATAGACTACAAGCTAAAGGGTGGGAGCCTACTCAGATGACTGAGAAAGGTAATGTAATTATTAATGAAGCAGTCTTGTCTAAGATTAAGTTACCTGAAGCCAAGATGTTTAATAGATATTTTCTATTGCAGAAACGTACTGGCCTAATAAAGTCTTGGATAATGGCGTGTCAAGAAGATAACCGAGTACGTGGTAGTGTTATGACACTACGTACTATAACAGGAAGGATGGCACATGCAGTTCCTAATATGGCACAAGTTCCCGCTGTCTATAGCCCTTACGGTAGAGAATGCAGAGGACTATGGACAGTTGATGATGTATCTAAGTATCGCTTGGTAGGTGTGGACGCCAGCGGCCTTGAACTAAGATGCTTGGCACACTATATGAATGACCCTGAGTATACCAACATTGTATTAACAGGTGATGTACATACAGCTAATCAAGAAAGAGCAGGTCTGAAGACACGGGATCAAGCCAAGACATTTATCTATGCGTGGCTCTATGGGGCTGGTGCAGCCAAGATTGGTAAGGTAGTAGGCGGCAATGCCAAGCAGGGACAACAGTTGATAACTAAGTTCTTGAGTAACATGCCAGCACTTAAAAATCTTAGGATGTGGGTGAGTAAAGAAGCTGCCAGTGGTACAATCCCTGCTTTGGATGGTAGGCTATTACATATTAGATCAGAACATGCAGCACTTAATACTTTACTACAGGGTGCTGGTGCTATAGTATGTAAGCAGTGGCTTGTTCATATCATGGAACGAGTTATTAAAACTAAATTAGATGCGAGGTTAGTTGCCTCAATACACGATGAGTATCAGTTTGAAGTAGCTATCCCTGACATAGAAAGATTTTGTAGGCTAACAAAGGAGGCAATGACACAGACAACAAAGACACTGAAGATGAAGTGTGAATTAGACTGTGATTATAAAGTTGGTAAGACATGGGCAGAGACACACTGATGACAGATCAACTTGAACTTTTTAACAGTAATAAATCTATACGACCTGATGCCGTAACTAAGCCATGTGTAAAATGTAATAATGTAAAACCTCTAACTTCTTTTGGAAGTAACTGGCGTAGGACAGATGGTAGTAAATCATATATGAATGTATGTAGTGAGTGTACTTATGCCTCGCAAAGAACTGTTCTCAAGTTAAAAGAAACAACACCCCCTCCTCCTGATAATTATTGCTGTCCTATTTGTAATAGCTCTTCAGAAGATTTAAAAAATAAAATAGATACAGCATACCAAGCATATAATAGAGGGTCTTGGGTATTAGACCATGATCATAGTAGTGGTAAGTTTAGAGGATGGCTTTGTAATAAATGTAACTCAGCACTTGGTTGGTTACAAGATGATATTAATTATGTAAGGAGGGCTTTAAATTATTTAGAAAATTTCAAAAACAACAGTTGACACTCTAAATCAGGTAGTGTATACTGATGGAGTTGTAGTAGTAGACAAACACAATATCAACAGCCACAATGGTGTGGCGCTAAACACAAGGAAAATTAATATGCCTCCAATTCAACCTCTATATCTAACTGGTAAATGCTATTGGGCCTCTGTCGTAGAGCCTAACAGCACGTTTGAACCTGCTTGGCAAGTTGATCTCTGTCTTGATGCAGATTCAAAAGCTTTAGTAGAAGGTGCAGGTCTGAATGTACGTAACAAAGAAGATGAACGTGGTGAATTTGTCACGTTGAAACGTAAGGTGCAGGGTAAGAACGGTCCACGTTCAGCACCTACGGTAGTGGATTCCCAAAATAATCCTTGGGATAATAAACTTATTGGGAATGGTAGTGTGGTTACAGTAAAAGCACTCCCCTTTGAGTGGAACTATGCAGGTAAGGCGGGTGTGTCTGCTGATCTTGCAGCAGTTCAAGTAGTTGAGTTTATTGAGTATGCTATGGATAAAGACTTTGATGTTGTGGAAGGTGGCTATGTTAATGACGCTGCCTCTCAAATGGCTGATCTTGAATCAGACGACATTCCCTTTGGTAACTAAGTGAGGATGGGGTGCTACATTTTTATAGGGTTAGTGTAGCACCCCTCTCTTATTATGAAAAATATTAATACAATAGTAGAAGATATCTATGAGTTATTTAATCTCACACCTATAGAGCGTGATGAGAAAGAAGTAGATGATCTCATAGATAACTTTGGTGAGATGCTTAAGGTTCACATCAAAGAATTTATGTACAGCAAACCAAGGAGCAATGGAAATCTTAGGCTGTCTGCAATAGGAAAGCCTGATAGACAATTATGGTATGATGTTAATACAGAAACGACAGAAGAAAAACTACCACCAAGTACACGCATTAAATTTCTATATGGATATATTCTTGAAGAACTTCTACTACTCTGTGCATCTATAGCAGGTCACACAGTAGAAGATCAACAGAAAGAAGTTACAGTAGAAGGAGTACTGGGTCATCAGGATGCAGTTATTGATGGGGTTCTGGTTGATTGTAAGTCTGCTTCTGGATTCAGCTTTAAAAAGTTTGAGTCTAATACAATAGCTGACGACGATCCCTTTGGATACATGGCACAGATATCTTCCTATGCTCAAGCCAATGGTATAGCTGAAGCAGCCTTTCTTGTTATAGATAAATCTACTGGTAAGATTTGTTTAACACCAGTACACTCTATGGAGATGGTCAATGCTAGTAGCAGGATTAAGCACCTTAAAGAAGTTGTTAAGGGAAGCAGCATACCTTCTAAGTGCTATGCTGCTGTTCCTGATGGGAAGTCTGGTAACCTTAAGCTTGCTGTTGGTTGTGTTTATTGTAGACACAAGAGTATGTGTTGGTCTGATGCTAACCAAGGTAAAGGGATACGTACTTTTAAGTACTCAAATGGTACAAGAGAGTTGGTTGAAGTTGTTAAGACGCCTGACGTTGAGGAAGTAACTACCTAAATGCACTGGAAATATAGTAAGAAACCAAATCCAAAGAAACACTTTGGGTTTGTCTATCTTATTACAAATAAGAAAACAGGCAAAGCTTATGTAGGTTGCAAGCAGTATTGGCACCCAGTGAAAAGAAAGAAGGGTAGTACTGCACCAACCAAAAGAGAATCTAACTGGCTTATTTATATGGGTTCTTCTAAGTCACTGCTAGAAGATATTAAAAAGTTAGGCAAGAGAAGTTTTAAGTTTGAAATTATAGCTGAGTTTAAAAATAAAAGAAGCCTAAAATACTATGAGCTATACTACCAGATGAAATATAATGTACTGTCTTCTGTCTTAGAAGGTACAGACGAAGCGGCATATTATAATAACTATGTAGGTGGTAAGTTCTACAGGCCAGTACAAGAGTTTGAGGATGAACCAACAAAATATAAATAATATACTAGAGTTACAGGAAGAAAGTAAAAAAGATTCAAACAATATTTTATTCTTATCTGTTATATACCAAGCTCTATTGGATGCAACTAAGTCTAAAAGTATTACTGAATCAAGTAGTATTACATCTCTAAGAAGAGAAGCTACCAATTGGTTCTTCGCTTCTATAGGTGTGACCAGTGAAAACTTTGAGTTTATATGTGACTACGCTGACCTTAATCCTAATAAGGTTAGGGAGTTTGCATCTTATGTTATTAACTCAGACAACAATAAAGAAGTAAGACATAAACTAAATCTTTTACTAAGGAGAAAAGAACTTGAATAAACATTTGAATGATGTTAACATGACATACAAAGAACATTTCTTGTTTTCTTTAAGCCTGTTAGGAGAAGGTATAGCAGTTGGGCTGGCGTTGATAATCCACGCTGTGTCCCCATGTCTGTTTACAAACACTTTTTCTAATTGGATTGAGTCTTGTACTAGAAAGCTTAGAAAAGCTAAAAGGAAGTAGGCGTGAAGTGGATGGCTGAAGGAAGAGAAAGATATATTCTACGAAAGATGCGTGAAGATAGAGAAGGATTACCTAAAGAAAAACAGGATTACTACTTTGAAAACGGAACTATGTTTGTAGGTAGTGATACCGCACTCATGCACAGATCAACTGAAGAATTAGGTACACAAGTAGGAGGATCATTAGATAAACAAGTAGGAGGTAGTCACTATAAAGATTGTGGCATACAGCCCGTAGAGTATATTTATTCTAACGGGCTTGACTTTCTTGAGGGCAATGTTGTTAAGTATATTACACGTCACAGAACAAAAGGTGATGGTGAGCAAGACATACGTAAAGTAATTCACTACGCACAAATGATACTACAAATGGAATACAATAAAGGAGAATAACTAATGCCTCAAATGACCCACCTTGGCATCAACATCAACCCCGCACAAGATCATTTGTTTGATGAGCTTGGTATTGCTAGGCTTAAAGAATCTTACATGATGGATAATGAGTTGTCTCCGCAAGAGAGATTTGCTTTTGTATCTAAAACATTTTCTACTGATAACGATCACGCCCAAAGACTTTATGACTATGCCTCTAAGCATTGGTTGTCTTACTCTACTCCTATACTATCTTACGGTAGGTCCAAGCGTGGGCTACCCATCTCGTGTTACCTTAACTACATTGATGACACTGCTGAAGGGTTAGTAAACAATCTATCAGAGACTAACTGGCTGTCCATGTATGGTGGTGGTGTAGGTATTGGTTTTGGTATTCGTTCTGCTGATGACAAGTCAACGGGTATGATGCCACATCTAAAGATGTATGATGCCTCCAGCCTAGCCTACCGTCAGGGACGTACACGTAGGGGAAGCTATGCTGCCTATCTAGACATAGATCACCCTGATATTATCTTGTTCTTGGAAATGCGTAAGCCTACTGGTGATCAAAACTTTAGATGTTTGAACCTCCACCATGGTATTAATATCAGCAATAAGTTTATGCAGCTTATTGAAGATTGCATGACTGATCCCAATGTAGATGACAGCTGGAACCTACGTGATCCACATACAAAAGAAATTAAAGAGACTGTATCAGCAAGGGATATGTGGCAGCGTATCTTAGAGATGCGTATGCAAACAGGCGAGCCATACCTACACTTTATTGATACATCCAATGAGAAGATGCCGGTATGGTTGAAGCAGCTTGGCTTGGAGATTAATCAGTCTAACTTATGTTCAGAGATTATACTACCAACTAATAAGGATCGGACTGCTGTATGCTGCTTGTCTTCTCTTAACCTAGAATACTTTGATGAGTGGTCTAAAGACAAAGGCTTTCTTAAAGATGTGCTGGAGATGTTGGATAATACTCTGAGTAAGTTTATTGAAGATGCTCCTGATAGTATTAGCCGTGCTAAATATTCAGCAATGCGTGAACGTAGTGTAGGTGTTGGAGCCTTGGGTTTTCATGCTTACCTACAGAAGAAGGGTATGCCTTTTGAATCTGCCTTGGCTAAGTCTTCAAACATGAAAATGTTTAGACACATTAGATCAGGGCTTGACTCAGCCAACCTTGAGCTTGGACGTGAGAGAGGCGAGGCTCCTGATGCTCAAGGCACTGGACTAAGGTGTAGTCATGTCATGGCTATTGCACCTAATGCTTCTTCCTCTATTATCATGGGCAATACTTCTCCATCTATTGAACCGTGGAGAGCTAACGCCTACAGACAGGATACCTTGAGTGGTTCTTTCTTGAATAAAAACAAGTTCTTAGATAAGCTTATTAAAGATAAGTGTGAAGAGAATATTAACTTAAACTATGATCGTATCTGGTCTTCAATCATTGCTAACGATGGTTCAGTGCAGCACCTACGCTGCTTGGACGATCAAGAGAAAGAGATATACAAGACTTCTATGGAGATTGATCAGCGGTGGGTGATTGAACATGCTGCTGATAGGCAGGAATATATTGATCAGTCTCAGTCACTCAATGTTTTCTTTAGGCCAGATGCAAACATCACCTACCTACATGCTGTACACTTCATGGCATGGAAGAAAGGGGTCAAGACTATGTACTACTGCCGTTCTGAAAAGATTGGCAAGGCTGACAAGGTATCACGTAAGATTGAACGAGAGATTATACAAGAGATTGATATGGAAGCACTTGCTTCTGGTGAGGAGTGTTTGGCTTGTGAGGGTTAGTATGATATACAAGTGGTACTGTCACTTAAGATCAAAGGGATACGGAATTTTTACTAGTATATCTTGTGCTATGTGGAACAGCCACTATACTTTTGATCACGAAGAGGGCATACCAAGGCAGTGGAAAGACAACAGAGGAAAGAGGCCATACTATGACCAGTAAATTAAAGCTTCAAGATAAACGTGACTACTTCAAACCGTTTCACTACCCGTGGGCGTATGACCTGTGGTTGAAACATGAGCAGTCTCACTGGCTGCACACTGAAGTACCTATGATGGAAGACATTAAAGACTGGAAGAATACCCTCTCTACTGAAGAGAAGTATTTCTTAACTAATATCTTTAGGTTCTTTACTCAGTCTGACATTGATGTAGCTGGTGGGTACATTGATAATTACCTACCTAACTTCCCACAGCCTGAAGTACGTATGATGTTGTCAGGCTTTGCTGCTAGGGAAGCACTACACATTGCAGCCTACTCACACTTGATTGAATCACTGGGTATGCCTGACTCTACATACAATGAGTTCTTGGAGTACGATGCCATGCGTGAGAAGCATGAGTACTTTATGGCTAATGTAAACAGTAAGAAAATATCTTTGCCTATTAAGATTGCTGCTATCTCTGCCTTTACTGAGGGGCTAGCATTGTTCTCTAGCTTTATTATGTTGCTTAACTTTCCACGTCATGGTAAGATGAAGGGCATGGGACAGATTGTAACGTGGTCTATTGTAGATGAGACACAACATGCAGAGGGTATGATCCAACTCTTTAGAACTTACATCGAAGAGAACCGTGAGGAGTGGAACGACGAAACCAAGTCAACCATCTATAGCATTGCAGAGACTATGGTTGACCTAGAAGATAAGTTTGTAGACCTATCATTTAAGATGGGTAAGGTAGAAGGTCTTAGGGATACTGAAGTAAAGGAATACATCAGGTACATTGCAGACCGTAGGCTTATCTCTATGGGTATGAAGGGTATCTTTAAGGTCAAACGTAATCCTCTGCCTTGGGTAGAGACTATGATTAATGCACCTACTCATACTAACTTCTTTGAGAACCACTCTACTGACTATGCAAAGGGTGCATTGAGTGGTAGCTGGTCAGAAGTATGGGCAGAAAGTGCTTGACAAGTAAACAAATATAGTGTATAAGGATAATTATTATGGAACTTACTGCTGAAATAGCTAGAGAATTATTAACTTACAATCCTGATACTGGTAAACTCTTCTGGAAAGAAAGATCACCAAAATATTTTAAGAACTTTAAAATAAATATGAAGTCTTGGAATACTAGATGGGCTGGTAAAGAAGCACTTACAAACATTACTCGTAGAAATTCTGGACAGATATCTAGGTTAGGTGGTCGTGTGCTCAACAAAAACTATACTGCACATCGTATAGTATGGTTAATATATTATGGTGAGTGGCCTAAAAATCATATAGACCATATCAACCAAGACCCTACAGATAATAGAATAAAAAATCTTAGAGATGTAACTCAGGCTGAAAATAATAAAAATAGAACACTACAAACCAATAGTACAACTGGTTATTCAGGTGTGAGGTTTTATAAACGGTACAGAAAATATTGTGCAGAAATATCTATAAATTATATTAAAAAACATTTAGGATATTATGACACTGTTGAAGAAGCAGCAGCAGTCAGAGCAGTAGCAAGTATTAATTATAATTTTCACCCTAATCATGGAAATGAAAAAAGGAATATAGATGAAGAAATCACCTAACACTGTATACATAGGATATGATCCTAAAGAGAATACAGCCTATGAAGTTTTAAAGTTTACCATTGAACGGATAGCCGTAGATAATGTACGTGTTGTACCTATCCGGCGTGATGTCGCAGAGCGAATGGGTATGTACACCAGAGAGTTTGATGTAGTTGATGGACAAACTATTGATAAGATTGACGGCAAGCCCTTCTCAAGTGAGTTTAGTTTCACTCGCTTCTTGGTGCCAGCCATGAACATGTATGAAGGCTGGGCCTTGTACATGGACTCTGACATGTACCTACGTACTGACATCAATGAAATCTTTGAAGAGTATAACTCAGACTACTACCCACTGTACTGTGTTAAACATAAGTATGCACCGGGTGATGGTGTTAAAATGGATGGACGTAAACAACAGGACTACCGACGTAAGAATTGGTCTAGTCTAATGCTCTTTAACTGTAGTCACAAGCTCAATAAGAAGCTTACTCCTGAACTTGTAAACACAGAGACTGGTGGATACTTGCACGGCTTTGAGTGGTTGCCTGATAAAGATTCTGATATTGGTAGCATCCATGAAGAATGGAACTGGTTGGACAATCATTCTCCAGAAGACATGGATGCCAAGAACGTACACTTTACAACAGGTGGTCCTTGGTTTAAAGATTGGAAGTGTGGCCGGACTAGTGATGGTAAGTATGCAGCCGAATGGAATGGGGATTATACATACCTAGCCGGACGAGGAAAAATAAAGCCAATGGACATGTATAATGAAGTATAAGTTTGTAACATGTTTTAATGAAGCATATCTAAAGGAGATGTCTTCGCATCTTCTTAGTCTAATGTCTAAGACATGGCAGTCATCTATAGATATACACTGTTATTACTATGATATAGATATTAAAAAACATGTTCTTCCTGAAGCTGATAATATCTTCTACCATAACTTAGAAGAGGTAGAAGATTATGCTGAGTGTATGGAGAATAATAAAATCCACGACGGCACTGAAGGTGGAAAAGTACAGTACAATCGTTCAATAGATGCTGCTACATTTATACCTAAAGTAATGGCGTTGACTGAGGCTGCATTTAATAATGAAGACTGCTGGTTATTCTGGATAGATGCTGATACCATCTCCAAGAAAAAGATTACAGTAAATTCTCTCAATAAAATGCTACCCATTAACGAAGATAAATGTGATGTAGTTTATCTAATAGATGATGAAGATGAACCAGATTATTTTCTACAGGGATTTAATCTTTCACGTCAATCATCTGTAGATATGCTTGGTGATCTACGTGGTTGTTACATTTCTAATGAGTTTATGAACTATCGTGAGTGGTATGATGGCTTTATCTTTAGTAGGTTAATGACTATCTATACTGCTCATGGTATGCGAGTACATGAATTAGAGAGAGATAACTCTATAGTAAGTGATTTGTTTCTCCACCTTAAGGGTAGCACCAATGTTGCTATTAGAGATTCTGATGGTGAAAGAGTTTTCAAACTATCTGATGAAGAAACATCTCCAGACATTCTACCGCAGAGATATAAGCAGCTTGCTGATATCATACGTCTTTACAAACCAGAGACTATCTTAGAAACAGGGACATGGAATGCTGGACGTGCTATTGAAATGTCTTTGGCTTCCTTTGAAAACTCAGACAAGGTACACTACATTGGATATGATCTCTTTGAAGATGCAAGTATTGAGGTTGATGAAGAAGAGTTTAATGTAAAGCCTCATAATACTTATGCCGCAGTCACCAAGAGACTGCATGAATTTACTGAAGTTATGAAGAAGACTGATAAGAAGTTTACTTTTGAACTGTATAAAGGTAATGTTCGTAATACTCTTACATCTCTAACGCTGGATAAGATTGATCTGGCAATGATAGGTAGTGGTAATAGTATTAAAACTGTAGAGCATGAGTACGCCATGCTGAAACATGTTCCTGTGGTAGTGATGGATCACTTCTTTACTAAAGATGATGATGACAAGACACCACCTGAAGAATATCATGGAGTTAAAAATGTCTTTGATAAGATACCTACGAAGAAAGTTGACGCTCAAGAAACTACTGAGGATGGTTGGACTGTATTCGATGAGACCGTTAATATTCGGAAGTATGTTCTACCCTCTGGTGATAATGTTGTTGGTGGTGGTCACACTCATCTCTGTCTTATACTCTCCGATGACAATCTACCGGGATGTCCTGACGAACTAAAAAGAGTTCCAGTAGTTGTACATCCAAGAGATTGCGTACCTAAAGAATACATTAGGAATAATATTATTTCTAACATGGAACTTCTGGATGAAAAGAAGTGGGTAACCAAGCATCCTATACATAAAGGTAAAGCAGTACTAGTATCGGCTGGTCCCTTTACTAACTATACTGAACTTAAAAAGCTAATTAAAAACAACAAGGATATTAAAGTAGTATGTGTTAAACATTCCTATCCTACTCTATTAAAGAATGGTATTGAGCCTTGGGCATGTGTCATCCTTGACCCACGTCCTCTTACTGGTGTATCTACACATGGTATTGTCCGTCAGAATCTCTGTAAGAAACTCAATACT